CCTTGCTTAACAGCATCCTGAGCAGCTAAAATAATGTTTTCTGCTTCGTCCGTCGTGAAATCCATAATCATTGTTAGGAATTCAAGCGGTGGGAATAGTGTACTAGCTCCAGTCTTTACATATTCACCCAAAGCTCGAACCATCTTTCCTGTGATGTCTGCTCGATCCGATTCGGATACTGAATAAACATCAGGCCATTTGATATGGAGTTGGGCTGGCTTTGGTAGGACCCCCATCATAATAAGACGTTCGATGAAAGGCCGTAGAATGTTGGGGGTTACGTGAAGGTCTTGTCTACGGTGAACTCTACGATTCCAAGCCTCCGAATCGTTCTGACTAGCCAGTCTGGCTTCTTCCGATCCCAGAAATACCCGCATAGGAATTTCTAGAGCAATCGTAATAGCCATTAACTGGACGTTTAGATGAGTGTCAGGATCAGCAATGTTAGGAGCTAGTTGCTTCGCTACAATACCACTGAGAGCCAAATACCTCTTGAACCCGGCTTGATATTCTTCGATCTCTTTCGTCAAAGCCGCTTTATCAAGCTGTCCTGTCCCCACCAATTCAGGTGGCACCTCAAACATGGTTCCTGGAAAACCACCATTCCAAAACATCTCAGCAGAGCCACCTAAAATCTTTCGGACGTTTACAATGTAGTTGTAAACCTTTCTTAATCGCGGGGGACCAACAACCCCATTGACACTTCCTTCAGCTACGTGAAGCATCCTGGTCCAATGTACCCGTTCCGTTTTTCCAACAGACAAACTGGGAACTTTTGGATCAGCAATAGTCAGATTGTAATATAACGGTTTCCCATATCTCCTAGACCTTGGGTTTTTCTCAGACTCTCCAATCTGAGATGATCCCTCATCAAATGGCATAAGATAAGTAATCTCATGAGGGGAAGGTTCACCAGACATCAATCCATTTGAATCAATTCCAGGTATTGGGGCATCCAATCCCATTCCATCATTCAGCCCAATTAGCAAAGTTCCCCAATGCCCAATACCTGAAATTTCATCCAAACGTGCAAGTTTGGCATAAATATCTACTGTCTCGATTAATTTCTCCCAAGCAGTTTCAAATGCAGTCTGAGAATCTCCCTCCATAGATTCGGTCTCATACGCATAAGGTCTAGCTCCCCAACATTCAGAAGGAAAGATTCCATTGGCTCGAGTAGCAATACCTTCTCGATCAATCAACCTTTTGTATTCGGTAAAAGGAATTTCACTTGGGTATCCGCAAGCCGAATCAATGGCATGACCTCCGCCAGCCATAAATTGTGAAAAGGCAGTCCTACTAAATTCTTGGTTGGTATTAATCCGCCGAAGAAACTGAAAGAATTCAGTAGTCTCTCCTGCTGTTAAACCCTTACTTGCTTTGCCATTCATATTTCTACTAATCTTTTTTGTGGTCATAGATTATTCCTTATGTCTTAGGTAGAGGTAGAGGTTCTTCTAAAGAAGGTTCCCCACTCTTCAAATTTTCCCAATATGATTCATCAACGTAGTCTGGTTGGGTTAGTTCTCGACTGAGTTGGGCATTAGGCCCATCTTGAATTTGCTTTGTTAAATTCCAAATCTCCTCTCCTCTTACACGAATCATGCCAAACAATCTTTCATTTTGATCCTTATAAAATTGGCACTCATCTTTACTATCCCTATACTGTTTATAGTTCCGAAGGAAAACACAAATCCAAATCAAATTACTAAAAGCAAAAAGAGCGAAAGACAAATCCATCAGATTATTCCTTGTTCAGAATCCCGCAGGTCCTAGATAGAGCTTGCGTTTGTGTAAGAAGTTAAAAGCTCCAGATGAAGCATCAACCTGATCGTCATGTTTGCACAGAGGACCAAAATACTGTAACTCTTCTAAATAGGTTTTATTCCACACCCCAGGAGCCATCCCTACATTCTCCCCACCTATTTGAGAAGCAAATTCGTGGGCACGATCCAACTTCGATCCAGTTGGTCGTTCTGAGATTACATGAAAACCATCTAATCTTTGAGTAGTGGCGATCAGACTGTCTTTACCACCAGACCCAGGTTCTTGTTCCAACCCAATCTTATAGATTCCTTCGTATTTGATTTTGTCCGAGTTGGCCGTTTTAACTATCAAATTTTCTCGTTCGGTACTACTAATTTGCTTGCGGATAACGTCCAGAACCCAATAGATAGGATAGTCTTTGGTGTCCTTTTTAATCCCCATCAAAACACCAACCGTATAGTCTCCCGCTCCCAAAGTAGCTGCTTTATCCCACCAACGCATAACGTACTTAAATTTGTCTGGACTTGGTGGAACACTGGGACCCTGAATCTTATCTACGTTAATCAACCCACCAGTTAGAGGTGTGGGTCGTTGTTCATATTGTCCCGCATACCCATACGGACTTAATTCTTCTAAAGCTGCTTCCAAAATCTCAGGTGTTAATCTTACCGGATCGAGCAACCCATTCTTGTATTTGTTTCGGAGGATTAGAGGTCGAACATTATCGGATAATTCTGCTGGCAAGCAAATATGGCGATTCGGGGTTCCAGTAGTCCGAGCCAGACGAACCCCACTGGGATCATCCACACCCAATCTTTGCATTACCATAATAAGAGTAGTTACAGCCCGATCCACACAGCGTTGAGCAATAGCTTCACTAAGCCAAAGGGTTGCTTCTTTCAAATCCAGAATACTACGAGCACCTTTGGGATTGATAGGATCATCAATAATATGAATGTGAAAGTGCCGTCCAATTATAGACGCCCCTGTACTGGTTGCGTAGCGTTCCCCGCCAAAAGTATTGACAAAATACCCTTTGGTATCCTGATCCGCAACGATTTTAATTTCAGGAAATGTTTCCTGATAGAGATCACTCTTAATAATACGTCGAGCTTTGTTTCCAAAGTCAAGAGCCAGATCAGAATTAAAAGAACCTCCTAAGAATCTAAATCCTGGCATCCTGGTCCACACCCAAGGCAATAGCATAATACTACAAGTCAAACTTTTGGTAGTACCTGGTGGGACATTAATGATTAGATCATACTTCTTATGCTCCCCCTTGAAGATTCTTTCACATACCTTCTGAATCTCATTGCAAATAATCCTAATGTGCCAGTTCCATACTGGGTCCTCATTGATTAGAACCGGCCAGAAGGTTTTTACAAAATCAAAATAATTTTCTTTGCAAAGACTCCGACGTAACGCAACTTGCGATACGGTTACAGGTCGTTTTGAAGGAGAAGCTATGGACATACATTCACTTAAAAGAACATTTGAACTTTTTCTTCCATTTCCGAACTACTCATTTTGTATTTGATATAAGTTGTTGAACGAATCCGTCGTTCACGACACTCCTGACAAAGACCCCGACCCCCATGAATGAAATTTCCACGCTCGTTCAAATTGGTAACTGCTTTATTCCGTTTGCAGTCCAAACAAAAAGAATTACTATTTAAAGGTAGACGAAAAATCTTTTTTCGGTTCCATTTCTTCATTTCGTTTTCTCCTGTATTTCCTTAATTCCTCCTGAAAGACTAACCATCGTAAACGACGGGCGGGTTGACAATAATCAAGATCAGTTTTTTCTTTGAACCTCCCAAAAAGAGCCAATCCGGTTAGACTCCCAACAATTGCACTTCCAACCAATAGTAATCTCATCATATATGCTTCCAAGTTTTCTTACAAATTATATCATTAATATGTTTGGGAGTAGCATTAAACCTATACCCTAACTCTTTTTGAAGAAAGTCTCCAGTTTTATATAATGTTCGGATTTTTTGAACTTGTTGCTCCGAAAGTTTTGCCCCAGGATGATTTTCCCCTTTCCTACTTGGGTGTTTTCCATTTCTATGAGAATCCAATCCATTCTGTTGATGAGTTCCCCACTCAAGATTGTCTATATGATTATTCAACCTGTCGTCATCCAGGTGCCTACATTCCATTCCTAATGGGCATGAGCCCTTAAATGCCCACAATACTAAATTATGAATCCTACATTCTTTTGGTCCCTTTCCCACATTAAGATTTACTCTTAAATACCCTACATTTATAGTAGAATTTACTATACCCTCTTTTTTAACAATTAGTTTGGATGCTCTCCCAAATTTTGTCCAATAGGTAAAAGTTTTTGTTCTTCGTATTCTCCCATAATTAGATACTTTGTAGTACCCCTCGTAAGAAATTCTTTTTCCCTTTTCGTAAACCACAACCCATTTCCAAATTTCGTTAGTGTGTTT